TTATAAATTATTAACGGGATTCATATAGTGGTTAATATGCGATTCTTATACATTCGACACCGGAGTTCGATTCTCCGATCCCGTACTCTTTATACCCTAAATAGCCCAAGGCAGTCTGAAAAGATTGCTTTGGGCTTTTTTTAATTTTATTAGTTTATAGCTCATTTCAGTCACGTGTTAAAATTTATTTTTAAAAAGATTTAAAAATAAGAAAATAACAATATCAATTAGTTTTATGCCTAAAAAATTAACATTTCAATATATAAAAGACATTATTGATAAAGAAGAACTATTAATTTCAACAGAATATATAAATTCTAAAGAAAAATTAAAAATAGAATGTAAAATATGTAAAGAAATATATAATCAAACATATGATAATTATAAAAAAGGACATAGACATCAAAAATGTGCTAATAATTTAAATAGTATAACAGCCCTTAAAAAACGATACGGTGAAATATTTTTAAAAGATACTTTAAGAATATGCGAATGGTGTAAAGAACATTACAATCCTAAAAGATCTGAACAAAAATTTTGTAGTCAAAAATGTTCAACTATACATTTATGCAGTGATAAAGAAAAACTTAAAATTAATGGTAGAAAAGGATTTGAAGTAAGACCTATAAATAATAGATCTAAAAATGAAATATTATGTTCAGAATTATGTATTAAATATTTTGGACAAAATGATATTCAATGTAATGAAAAAATTTTTAAGGACACTAATGGTAATTTTTGGGATTGTGATATCTTTATTATAAGTCTAAAAATAGCAATTTTATGGGATGGCTACTATTGGCATCAGGGTCCAAATGTTTCAAATAAACAAAAAGCAAGAGACATATTAAAACGTAAAATTATTGTAGATAATGGATGCGAATATTACACTATAATTGATAAGGGTAAATTTAACAAAGAGTTCGTAGAAGGTCAATTCAATCTATTTTTACATAAATTAAATTTTAAAAAGGTATTATGTGATTTAATGAATTGTTAGATTTGGGCTTTTTTTTTAATTTAATAATAATTTATTTTTATAAGTTATTATTGATGACTAAAGAGAGAATAAAAAAGGAATTTATTATAAAATATTTAAAGTTTTATTATAAAAAATATAACAAGATGCCTATAGCAGGAGATAAAGAACATCCATTTTCCGAGAGAACAGTGTATAATAAATTTGGTAGTTGGAATGATGCTTTGATAGAGGCTAATATATTAAATAGTAGTTAATATAAAATTTAAATTAATATATACTTAAAAATAAAATTTTATATATTTTTAAGTATTAGTATGGCTGAGATTGACAACAATGATTCTATAGGTATGGAATTTTCAAAAGGACAAAAGGCGGAATGTATAAAAATTTGCGAAAGTAAGAATTTAGCATTTTTTCAAAGAGATCTTAATAGTTCGTCATCAAAGATTTTTATAGCAGATTCATATAAAAATATATGGAATAAAATAAAAGAAAGGGGGGTGAATAAATCTCATTATTATGAATCTTGGAGTGCAAATCAGCCTATGAAATTGTATATTGATTATGATAAAAAATTAGAAATTATTGATAATACAGATATTAAACGTAGAATTCAAAAATTGGATGAAAATGAAGCTATAAAACATAAAACAGATATATTAAATATAGTAAATACGATAAGACAAATGTTACCTGATATTAAAGGTGTGTATATATTAAAATCATATCCAGATACAGAAAAAAGAAGTTATCACATTATTTTTGATGGTATTCATTTTCCTAAAGCGAAAAGTATTCAAGTTTATTTAGAAGAACAATTGAAACCAAAATTTAGAGATTTATTTGATAAAAAAATTATAGATACAAAGGTATATGCTCCAATATGTTTTAGAACTTTATTATCTACTAAATGTGGTCAAAATAGACCATTATATTTACTTGATACAAATTCATTTTTAACAGAATTACAAGAAAATATTATTAGTCCAGAGGATACTACATTTGAACATTTTTTGAAAACTTGTATTACAAATATCGAACCAGAAAGTATACTTTTTAATTATAAATCAGAAAAGAAAAAGGATAATTCTAAAAAAGTTCATTTGATGAATAATGATGAAGATATATATTCAGATAAAGAAGTAGTAAGAAAATATTTGGATATTTTAGATCCAGAAAGATGGTCTGATAGATCAAAATGGTTAAATATAGGATATATATTATCATCTATTAATAGAGATTACATTGATTTATGGCATTATTTTTCGACAAAATGGGAAAATTACGATGAAAAGGATGCAAATATAGCTTGGGATTCTTTTCAAAACAGTGAATATATTTATACAATAAATAATTTAATACATTTAGCTAGGATAGATAATCCTGAAGAATTTAATGAATTATCTAAAGAAATACCTAATCACGATATAAAATATTTACGTCCTTTTGACAATGTTTTGAGCAAGTTAATATATAGATTATATGGAGAAAATTTTGTATGTAGTTCACCTGAAAAGAATGAATGGTATTACTTTAATGGTATCAGATGGAAAAAGGAAAACAAAAGTTACAATCTTAGAGTTTTAATTATAAATGAAGTGTTTACTAAAATTGAAAAATATAGACGTCAATTAATTCGTGAAGGTGCAAGTGAAGAAATTATAAAAAATTATCATAACATTCTTCAAAAACTTGGAAGTGGTATTAAATTAAATTGTTTAGAACTTGAATTTTACAATTCTAATTTTAATAAAATTATAGACCAAGACAAAGATCTTATAGGTTTTGAAAATGGTATTTATGATCTTAAAGAAATGGAATTCCGAAAAGGAAGAAGTTCTGATTATATATCTTTATCTACTGGATACGAATTTATAGAATATAAAAAAAATCATCCATTGTATATTGAACTAATGGAACTTATATGTAAAATTTTACCACAACAATCAGTTAGAGATTTTACATTACGATCATTAGCATCGTGTTTAGATGGTCATACTAGAGATGAAAATTTTTACATTTGGTCTGGTAAAAATAATACAGGTGGTAATGGTAAATCTACTATTATGGATTTACATTTAAAAGCACTTGGTGAATATGCTTGTATAAGTCCAGTTTCGTTAATTACAGGTAAAAGAGAATCTGCAAATTCAGCAAATAGTGCATTGGCAAATATTCAAAACAAACGTTGTGTCATTATGCAAGAACCTGGGTCAAATGATCAAATACAAGCTGATGTTATGAAATCTTTAACTGGTGGTGATAGAATATCAACTCGTGAATTAAATAGCTCACAAATAGAATTCAAACCTTGTTCTAAATTTTTTATGGCTTGTAATAAAATACCAAGTATAAGTGATTTAGATGGTGGTGTTATTAGACGTCTTAAAATAACAGAATTTATATCACGGTTTGTCGAAGAACCAGATCCTGAAAATATAAAAAATGGCATATATGAATTTAAAATCGACAAAGAATTAAAATCCAAATTAGAAAATTATCAATGTGTTTTTATGTGTATATTAATTGATTATTACAAATTATATAAAACTGAAAGTTTATTACCACCAATACCAGTGTTACAAGTTACAAAGAAATATGAAAATGACAATAATATTATTAAACAATTCATAGAAGAAAATATCGTAATTGGAGAAAAGTCCGATTATATAACGAAAGATCAATTAAAAGATATATATAAATCTGATTTCACAATGCGTAGCACATTTGGTAAATTTAATCTTTTTGTTAAACAACTTGAAAATGGATTATGTACAGAATTTAAACTAGATAAGAAAAATATACCCAAAATTAACGGATGGAGAATAAAAGTCCAAGAAATAGATGAAAATTCAGACGATGAATAAACAGCACATATATATATTTATAATTTATATATATATTTATAATTTATTTAGATATAAGGGTTTTTTAATATTTCTTTACATAATTCATCACTCGAATCATCTTGTATATACGAATAATTCCCGTAATTAACGTGATTATCATAATTACCACGATTACCATATATATAATTATGTATATCATTTATTTCATCATTTAATTCATCATTTAATTTATCATTTAATTTATCATTTAATTTATCATTTGGTTCAGGTTCTTCGAATATAGTTTCTAGTACACTCTTATTTAAATTTTCTTCATTAATAATTTCCGATGTGTGTGCTTGTTCTTGTTCTTTTTCATATTCGTAAACTTTAAAATTTACAGAATTTTCTGGTATTGTATCTAATTTATCTTTTATTATTAAATGAACTGGTTCTAATTGCATTGGGTCATTCGAATACGTGTACGTGTCATTCGAATACGTGTACGTGTCATTCGATGTATTGAAATAATTATTGTTTAGAAAACTATCATTATTCAAGTTTACATTATGAAAAACATCACGTGTATTACGATTACTATTACAAGAAGATTTGTCAAATAAATGTGCATCTAGTTCTGAATTACCTACAGTAGGTTGTTCCATAAGTGGATCATATTCATTTGAATCTTCGTAAACTTCAGTTTGAATGCAATTAAGTTCTATTGAGCTACTGTTTAAAGACAATTCATTCATTTGTTGATCAAATAACTCATTTTCATAGTCTTTTGTATTTTTATTTATGTTAAAAGATTCAATGTTATTTGTAATTGTAATCTCTGCCAAATTAATTCTATCATCTCTAGGGTGATTATAATTGTTTCTCTTGCCAAAAATTTTATAATAAATATGATCATATTGTTTTGATAAATATGTTTTACAAGATTGCAGTAATGTTTTTGGTTGACTATTCTGTGACTCTATATCACCTTGATTCTCTATATCACCTTGATTCTCTATATCACCTTGATTCTCTACATATTCGTATCCATTTCTCCTCTTTATATAAATTGTTATTCTATCATATACATAGTATAAACTATTAAATAATTTACCACAAAAACGTAAAAAATTATAACCATAACTAAACAATGATGTAAATCTATACAGCACAAATAATACAGTAAACAAATACCATATCGTATTTATAATAGTATTAAAAAGATACAAATCAATCATTTATATATATAGTAACAATACATTAAAATTTTTATAAAAATGCGATTTATAAAAATGCGATTTACAAATTACAAAACCGATTAATAAAAATGCGAATTTAAAAATGAAAATTAATTTATTTAATAATAATAACGATATTTCATGTTATGTCAAATCAAGATATATCAAACTTGTATAATTTAATATTTAACGAAGACACCGACGACAACACAATAAACGTTGATACAATAAACATCGATACAATAAACATCGATACAATAAACATCGATACAATAAATGATAATAACACCGTAAACGATGACACCAACACTTTTGTAAATCAAGAACATACTTTTAATATTAATTACAATAATAATACCAAGAATAAATCATCAAGTAAATCAAAATATAAGAATATTTATTGTGTGAATTGTGGTGAAAAAGGTCACGTTGTTAAAGATTGCCACGGTCCTATTACAAGTTTTGGGATTATAGCTTTTAAGATTGTTGAAAATGAAAATGATGAATTATTTGATAAAAATCTAGAGTTAAAAGATATTTTGTCATATTCAAAATCAAATAGTGATAATCAATCTTATCCTAAAATTAAATTTTTAATGATACAAAGAAAGGATACTATGGGGTTCACAGATTTTGTTAGAGGTAAATATCCTGAAGATGCAAATGAATACAATAAGGTTTTGCCTATTTTTTTAAATGAAATGACAGAAAAAGAAAAACAATCGTTACTAACAAAGTCATTTGATGATATATGGAAAGAATTATGGGTAAATCACGATAGTAAATGTTTTAGAAATGAATATGATTTTGCATATAAGAAATTTTCTAAACTAGATATTCCTAATTTGATAAATCAATCTAAAACGTGTTTTAAATACACTGAATTCGGGTTTCCAAAGGGTAGAAGAAATATGAAGGAAACAAATATTGCTTGTGCAGAAAGAGAATTTTATGAAGAAACTGGTTATAATAAGAATTGTTATGATTTTATAAAAAATTATCCAACTATTCACGAAGAATTTGTTGGTACAAATGGTGTCAGATATAGACACATTTATTATTTAGTAAAAATTAAAAAAGATGTACCACCACCTAAAATAGATTATAAAAATAAAATACAAACTGGTGAAGTTCAAAATATTGGATGGTTTTCCTATGATGAATGTATGTCTTTAATTAGACATTATGATATAGCTAAAAAACAAGTTATTAAAAACGTATACAACAATTTATTAGAAATGAAAAATAACTATGTTTGTT